TCCGACTGGCACAGCGAGAACATGACCACAATGCGACACGCGCCGGGCGCAATCCGTCTGTGCTGGCACTGCGATAACCAGTTGCGCGATCAGTTCACGGAACGGCTGGAATCAATGGCAACGGATAACTGTGCCCGCTGGGTATTGTCTGTTGTGCGTCGGGATCTCGGTTTTGATGATAGTCACGTTGTGACAATGCCGGAACTGTGCTGGTGGCTGGTTCGTAATGACCTGGCGGATGCCTTACCGGAAAGTGCAGCCCGTAAGGCACTGAGATTACCGAAGCCTGTTGTGCCGTCTGTCACCCGGGAAAGTGACCTTGTGCCTTCGGTTCCTGCCACCAGCATCATCCAGGATAAGGCGAAAAAGGTGCTGGCGCTGAAAGTGGATCCGGAGTCGCCGGAGTCTTTTATGTTACGCCCAAAACGTCGCCGCTGGGCTAATGAAAAGTACACGCGCTGGGTTAAGACACAGCCGTGTGCATGTTGTGGAAAGCTTGCTGATGATCCCCACCACCTGATAGGCGACGGTCAGGGGGGAATGGGTACAAAAGCGCATGACCTCTTTGTGTTGCCTTTGTGCAGAAAGCATCACGACGATCTGCATGCGGATACCGTGGCATTTGAAGAAAAGTATGGCTCCCAGTTGGAGCTGATATTTCGTTTTATCGATCGTGCGCTGGCAATTGGCGTGCTGGCGTAAGTGGAGAACGAGCATGAACCTTGAAGCCTTACCAAAATATTACTCCCCAAAATCTCCAAAATTGAGCGATGACGCACCGGCGACAGGCTCAGGTGGTTTAACGATTACGGATGTGATGGCTGCGCAGGGGATGGTGCAGTCGAAAGCACCGCTTGGGTTTGCCTTATTCCTGGCAAAAGTTGGTGTTCAGGATCCTCAGTTTGCGATTGAAGGTCTGCTCAATTACGCGATGGCACTGGATAACCCGACATTGAACAAATTGAGTGAAGAAACCCGGTTACAGATCATCCCTTACCTTGTGAATTTTGCCTTTGCTGATTATTCCAGGTCTGCGGCAAGTAAGGCTCGCTGTGAGCATTGTGCTGGTACTGGATTTCATAATGTATTGCGCGAAGTGGTGAAACACTCCAGAAGCGGGGAATCTGTTATCAAGGAAGAGTGGGTGAAGGAACTATGTCAGCATTGCCATGGTAAGGGAGAAGTCAGCACCGCGTGCAGAGGGTGTAAGGGTAAAGGTATTGTCCTGGATGAAAAAAGAACCCGGCTTCATGGCACGCCTGTTTATAAGATTTGTGGGCGTTGCAGTGGAAACCGGTTTAGCCGTTTACCAACCACACTGGCGCGGCTTCATGTCCAGAAGCTGGTACCAGACCTGACGGATTATCAGTGGTACAAAGGATATGCAGATGTCATTGATAAACTGGTTACAAAGTGCTGGCAGGAGGAAGCTTACGCTGAAGCACAATTGAGAAGGGTGACGAGATAAGCGATTTTCGCCGAAGATAACGACATAATACTTGTATTTCTCAAAAAATATGGATAAGATTTTCTCAACGATGGGGCTTGTGTATCTATCGTTGAACAATTTTTACGACCTCGCTATTGCGAGGTTTTTTTATGGTTTTTTTCTATTCAATCTACATCAAAATCAATGTGTTATAATGTTTTCTGTAAAACAACATTAAAAACAGGAGAACATTATGAAACTGACCTCTATCCATCTTGAAATACTACGTCGAGTGAATGAATTGCAGCCAAAGGATTCTAGAATTCAGGCTGCATCATTACCTCATCTCTCAGCAAAAGAGGTTAACTTTGCTATTTCAGATCTTGCTGATATAGGTTTTATCGATGTTATACGAAGCAAATCTGCCGAAGGTGGATTGATTGCTAATGAGATAACGTCAAAAGGTTTTGCTTTTTTGAGTGAGATTGGCGCTGAAAAAAATTCATCGATGAGCACTCATTGATTTCTGCTTCAATCGGCTGCCAATTGGCAGCCTAAACTGTAAAGTGAATTTAAAATCGCCTACAATTGATGCTTAAATTTTGTTCTGTATCATCTGCAGGTTTAGGGATATCACAGTAGCTTTCTGACAAGAAGAGTTCTTTTCTTCTACCAATGAAGTGGTTATGTTAACCTGCGCTAAATCGAGACTGGTGCGGAGTGGAATCGAAAGTGTCATATTTTTACAGAAGCAAGAATATTTCAGGTGTTTCTATAAATGAAGATAGCTTGATTAGCTTAAGCACGGCAATTGTCGAACGCTGCGTTAAAATGAATGAGCAAGCTCAAAAGGAAAGTAGGGAAGTTTGTGCTCAATGTGTTTTTTTTATTTTGTTCGATGGTAAGGGGTATAAAGTTGATTCTATCGGTGAGCTTGTGAAATACTTTAGACAGGCCACTAGGATTGATCAAATAATTTTTACTATTGAAACTTATCAAAGTCGACAGTCTAACAGGATGAATGGATCTTGGATGGAGCTACGAATTGATGAGAGGAATTCAAATAGCAGCACAATGATTGTAGCATCGGAAGATAATGAGTGGGTTGACTCGTTATGGATTACGATTCAGGATTTACTTAACAAGTGCAAAAATAAATTTAGATTTTTTAGAACAGCTTGGACTATGTTAAGTATCCAGATTTCAGGTGTGACAGTTGGCTTTTTGCTTAGCTTATGGACAGCCTCAAAACTGGCGCCAAAACTATCAATCGATGGTGCATTTGCTTTATCATTTATTTGTATCTTTATTTTGTTTTCGAACTTATGGAGCTTTGCTATTCCATTAATAATTAAGCTTATCGACTTTTTGTTTCCTAGTGTTAAGTTTGTTATTAATGGTAAAAATTACTTTCACTGGAGTGTCCAGGCTATAATTGGAGCGATTGCCAGTGCGGTTATATTGTATTTTATTAGCTCCATGTTGCTTTTTGCATTAGAAATGTTAAATAGCATCATTAAGAAATAGTTAATGAATTAGTTATAATTACATCAATTCTATGGCTGCCAAATGGTGGCCTTTTTTATTCCTCTCATTTCTATTTCTGAGAGGACTCACTGCAATAAGAGGTGGCTAATGTCCGATCCGATTTCCGGCACAGGGTTAGCTGGTGGAGCCCTAACGGGCGCTAGTATTTATGGACTGCTGACCGGAACTGATTACGGCGTTGTATTTGGCGCATTTGCAGGGGCTGTATTCTACATAGCAACAGCAGCAGATCTGAGTGCATCGCGCCGACTAGCATATTTTATCGTGTCATATATTGCCGGGATCCTTTGCTCTGGGTTGGTTGGCTCCAAGCTGGCGAACTTGACCGGATACAGTGATAAACCTCTGGATGCTATTGGTGCCGTAATCGTCTCTGCTTTAGCCGTTAAAATCCTGACGTTCCTGAATAATCAGGATATCGGCTCGCTGGTGGCGCTCATAACGCGCCGGGGAGGTTCAGGTGGAGCTAAATGACCCGACAGCAACTATAAATGCGCTGTTATGTGCTTGTGTTGTTATTACTCTGATGTTTTATCGTCGTGGCGACTCCAGACATCGACCGTGGATATCTCGCTTAGCGTGGCTGCTTACGGTCATTTATAGCGCCGTACCGCTGGCGTATCTGTGCGGTATCTACCCTTATTCATCGTGGGCCACTATCGTGGCCAACATTATTTTCCTGTCCGTGCTGGTCGCCGTCAGAGGCAATGTGGCACGTCTGGTTGACCATCTGAGGCACTAATGAACCAATCACAATTTCAGCAGGCGGCTGGTATCAGCGCCGATGTTTCTGCACGCTGGTTTCCGCACATTGATGCGGCAATGAAAGAGTTTGGTATTACAGCAGTTAATGATCAGGCCATGTTCATTGCACAAGTCGGGCATGAGTCTGCAGGATTTACTTCGCTGGCAGAGAGTTTTAACTACTCGGTTGAAGGGCTGAAGAAAACCTTTGGTAAGCGTCTGACGCCGTACCAGTGCGAAATGCTGGGGCGTGTCGATGGTAAACAGGTCGCTCACCAGCCGCAAATAGCCAATCTGGTTTACGGTGACCGCATGGGGAATAACAGCCAGGGTGACGGCTGGAAATATCGCGGTCGTGGCCTGCTTCAAATTACTGGCCGTGAGAACTACACCAAATGTGGTGCGGCGCTGAAACTTGACCTTGTCAATACACCAGAATTGCTAACGCAGGAGCGACATGCGGCCCGTTCGGCGGCGTGGTACTTCACGTTACGCGGTTGCTTGATGTATTCGGGTGACGTGGAACGTGTAACGCAGATTATTAACGGCGGACAGAATGGCATTAAAGACCGCCGTGAACGTTACGCCAAAGCAAAAGCCGCACTGGTATGAGGTCACTATGGGACTTGAAATGATTATCGGCCTGGTTGTTGCTGTGCTGGCTGCAATTGCAGGTGCTTTTGGTCTGGGTAAATCACGCGGTACAAGTATCGCAGAAACAAAAGCGGACCAGCAACGCACTGAAGAACGTGCAGCTGCTACTGAAGCCGTTGCAGAACGTAGGGTAGAGACAACAAAAGGAGCCTGGGATGTACAGCAGACTGTTAATCATCTACCTGATGACGATGTTGACCGTGAGTTGCGCGAAAACTTTACCCGCAAAACCTGAAGTAACGGACACGGCCTGTGACTGGGTAAGAATCATCTACCTCACAGGTCAGGACATTGAAGTGCTGGATAAGCTTACGAAGCGGGATATTCTGGCACATAACAAAGCAGTACAGCGCAACTGTATTAGCCAGTTATGAGGCAAACGAGATTGCGGGCAATTATCGCCCGCAATAAAGTTATCAATTATCTCCTTTAAAGGAGTCGTATTCACCCCAATCAGCAAACCCAATCGGTCTTTTAGGGGTCTCTAAGCATAAGCGTTTTTTTCGGATTAGCAGGACATTTATTTGAGATACATGCTGAACAAGTTCTACAGGACTGCCATCCTCCAGAGTACCAATGAAAGAAATTAATGATGGATTCCAGTAGCTTATGTCTGTGAAATGAAATTCAATGTTTTTACCAAAGCTAGCTAGTTGTCCTCCTACCTCATACTCTTCTTCAAGTTCACGGTGAAAATCATTTATCCAGCATATAAGGCGTCTATGAAATTCATTTGCAAGATTGTAGTCCTTTGGAACATATGGCTGTGAGTATTTGAGGAAATCATTCATGTAGTTATTTGTCATCAGGGCGTCCTTTACGAGCATAACCATTGTTACTTAACGGATTGAAACGCTATTAAATAACATGGTTTCTATCATAATTTCTATCCGGAGTTTTCCATATGCCGCCACGAATCCCAAAAGCCTGCCGTGTTCGCGGCTGCCGTTCTACCACTACAGATCCGTCAGGCTACTGCGAAAATCATAAAGGTGAGGGCTGGAAATCCTACAAGCCAGGTCAATCACGGCAGCAGCGCGGATATGGAACAAAGTGGGAAGTCATCCGGGAGCGGATACTAAAGCGCGACAAAGGGTTATGTCAGAACCATCTTCGGCAGGGAGTTGTGAAGCAAGCGTCCTGCGTGGACCACCTCAAGGCGAAGGCTCACGGCGGCACTGATGAAGACAGCAACCTTGAGAGTCTGTGCTGGTCGTGTCACGCAGTGAAGACCGCGCGTGAGCGGTTCAGGTGAGAATTGATGTCATCATCAGCCAGGGGAGGGGGAGGTCGAATCTTTGCAACCGCGCGCCTTCCGGACTGCCCGCCCCATCGTTTTTTTATACCCGCGAAAAATGAAATTTAACCAGGAGTGCCGCATATGGCTGGAACGGCGGGGCGTTCCGGGCGTCGCCCCAAGCCAACGGCGCGCAAGGCGCTGGCCGGAAACCCCGGCAAGCGAGCCCTGAATAAAGATGAACCTGTTTTTACGCCCATCAAAGGTGTTGAGCCACCGGAGTGGTTCGCTGAAGAAGATCTCCCTCTCGCCACGATCATGTGGCAACTGACAACTAAAGAACTCTGCGGTCAGGGCCTGCTGTGCGTGACTGACCTCGCAGTGCTTGAGCGGTGGTGTGTGGCCTATGAGTTCTGGCGACGTGCCGTGAAAAATATTGCCAGACAGGGCAACACCATCACCGGTGCAATGGGCGGTATGGTCAAAAATCCGGAGCTGACCGCCAAAAAAGAACAGGAGTCCGAGATGAGCAGTACGGGGGCAATGCTCGGACTCGACCCCAGCAGCCGCCAGCGTCTGATTGGCCTGGCGGGGAAGAAGAAAGCCACTAACCCGTTTCTGAAAATCATCGAATCATGAGCCGGAAATCTTACCCCAACGTAAATGCTGCCAATCAGTATGCCCGTGATGTCGTGCGCGGAAAGATTGTGGCCTGCCAGTTTGTGATTCAGGCCTGCCAGCGGCATCTTGATGACCTGATGGCGGAAAAAAGTAAGTCGTTTCGTTACCGCTTCGACAAGGACCTGGCTGAACGGGCCGCTAAATTTATTCAGCTGTTGCCGCACACCAAGGGTGAGTGGGCATTTAAGAGGATGCCCATCACGCTGGAGCTGTGGCAGCTCTTTGTGATCTGCTGCGCGTTTGGCTGGGTCAATAAAGGCTCCCGGCTGCGCCGCTTCCGTGAGGTGTATACCGAAATCCCCCGTAAGAACGGCAAATCGGCAATCTCTGCCGGTGTCGCCCTGTATTGTTTTGCCTGTGATAACGAGTTCGGCGCGGAAGTGTATTCCGGTGCCACGACGGAGAAACAGGCATGGGAAGTCTTTCGTCCGGCAAGACTGATGTGTAAACGCACACCCATGCTGACGGAAGCGTTCGGGATTGAGGTTAACGCCTCAAACATGAACCGTCCGGAGGATGGTGCGCGTTTTGAACCGCTGATCGGTAACCCCGGTGATGGTTCATCACCCCACTGTGCGGTGGTGGATGAATATCACGAGCACGCCACCGATGCGCTTTACACCACGATGCTTACCGGGATGGGGGCGCGACGTCAGCCACTGATGTGGGCCATTACTACTGCCGGGTACAACATTGAGGGGCCGTGCTACGACAAGCGGCGGGAAGTTATCGAGATGCTCAACGGGTCGGTACCCAACGATGAACTGTTCGGGATCATCTATACCGTTGACGAAGGCGATGACTGGACCGACCCGCAGGTGCTGGAAAAAGCCAATCCAAATATTGGCGTGTCGGTTTATCGCGAATTTTTGTTAAGTCAGCAGCAGCGTGCGAAAAATAACGCCCGTCTGGCAAACGTCTTTAAAACAAAACACCTCAATATCTGGGTGTCGGCGCGTTCGGCGTATTTCAATCTGGTGAGCTGGCAGAGCTGCGAGGATAAATCACTGACCCTTGAGCAGTTCGAGGGGCAGCCGTGCATTCTGGCCTTTGACCTGGCGCGTAAGCTGGATATGAACAGTATGGCGCGACTTTATACCCGCGAGATTGACGGTAAAACGCATTACTACAGTGTGGCCCCGCGTTTCTGGGTACCGTATGACACGGTGTACAGCGTCGAGAAAAATGAAGATCGACGGACAGCCGAACGCTTTCAGAAATGGGTGGAAATGGGCGTTCTGACCGTTACCGATGGTGCGGAGGTGGATTATCGCTACATCCTCGAGGAGGCCAAAGCGGCGAACAAAATCAGCCCGGTCAGTGAGTCACCCATCGACCCCTTCGGGGCGACCGGGTTGTCACATGACCTTGCTGATGAAGACCTGAACCCCATCACTATCATTCAGAACTACACCAACATGTCCGACCCGATGAAAGAGCTGGAAGCGGCAATTGAATCGGGGCGCTTTCATCATGATGGCAATCCCATCATGACCTGGTGTATCGGCAACGTGGTCGGCAAAACCATTCCGGGTAACGATGATGTGGTGAAGCCCGTCAAAGAGCAGGCGGAAAACAAAATCGATGGTGCAGTTGCGCTGATTATGGCGGTTGGCAGAGCCATGCTGTACGAGAAAGAAGACACGCTGTCTGACCACATTGAGTCCTATGGGATCCGCTCGCTTTAACTGAGGTAATTATGATCATGCTGATTCTCGCGCCTCTGGTGGGCGTGCTGGGGGCGCTTTTGCTGGCGTATGGTGCCTGGCTGATTTATCCCCCGGCGGGGTTTGTTGTTGCCGGGGCGTTGTGCCTGTTCTGGTCGTGGCTGGTGGCGCGATATCTCGACCGTACACAGTCGTCTGTCGGCGGAGGTAAATAGTGTTCTTTTCGGGATTATTTCAACGAAAAAGTGACGCACCGGTGACCACGCCAGCAGAGCTGGCGGATGCTATCGGGTTGTCCTACGACACCTATACCGGAAAGCAGATCAGCAGCCAGCGGGCCATGCGACTGACGGCGGTTTTTTCCTGTGTCAGGGTGCTGGCGGAGTCGGTCGGGATGTTGCCCTGCAACCTGTATCACCTGAACGGCAGCCTGAAGCAGAGAGCCACTGGCGAACGTCTGCATAAGCTGATCTCCACGCATCCCAATGGCTATATGACGCCGCAGGAGTTCTGGGAGCTGGTGGTCACCTGTCTGTGTCTGCGGGGAAACTTTTACGCCTACAAAGTGAAAGCATTTGGCGAAGTGGCTGAACTGCTGCCCGTCGATCCCGGCTGTGTGGTACCGAAGCTTAACAGTAGCTGGGAGCCGGTCTATCAGGTCACATTCCCGGATGGCTCCACGGATGTACTGAGCCAGGAGGATATCTGGCATGTGCGCACGCTGACGCTGGACGGACTGGTGGGGCTGAATCCCATCGCCTATGCCCGCGAGGCAATATCGCTGGCGGCAGCGACCGAAGAGCACGGGGCCAGACTGTTCAGCAATGGCGCGGTGACGTCGGGTGTGTTGCGTACAGAGCAGACGCTGTCAGATCAGGCTTATGAGCGCCTGAAGAAAGATTTTGAGGAGCGTCACACCGGGCTTGGCAATGCTCACCGCCCGATGATCCTTGAGATGGGGCTGGACTGGAAGTCGATGGCGCTGAACGCCGAGGACAGCCAGTTCCTGGAAACCCGCAAGTTTCAGCTTGAAGAAATCTGTCGTCTGTTCCGGGTGCCGTTGCACATGGTGCAGAACACCGATCGCGCCACCTTCAACAATATCGAAGAGCTGGGGCTGGGATTTATCAACTATTCACTGGTGCCGTATCTGACCCGCATCGAACAGCGGATCAACACCGGACTGGTACGAAAAAGTAAGCAGGGCGTTTATTACGCCAAATTTAACGCCGGGGCGTTACTGCGCGGGGATATGAAGTCCCGTTTTGAAGCCTACGCCACCGGGATCAACTGGGGAATTTACTCTCCCAATGACTGCCGCGACCTGGAAGATATGAATCCGCGTCCCGGTGGTGATGTCTATCTCACACCGATGAACATGACCACGAAGCCCTCCGATGGCAGTAAAGCCGGTAAGCAGAAGGATAACGCCAATGCAGACGAAACAACGTCTTGATGTACCGCTGAGTCTGAAATCTGTCAGTGACTCCGGTGAGTTTGAAGGGTATGGCTCCGTCTTTGGTGTAAAGGACAGCCACGATGATGTGGTGATGTCCGGGGCATTTGCTGCTTCCCTGCGGGCGTGGAGTGACAGAAAAGCGTTACCTGCGCTGCTCTGGCAGCACCGCATGGATGAACCCATCGGTGTTTACACCGAAATGAAGGAAGACGATGTCGGGCTTTACGTCAGGGGACGGTTGCTTATTGATGATGATCCCCTCGCAAAACGCGCACATGCACACATGAAGGCCGGTTCGTTAACCGGCCTTTCTATTGGGTACGTCCTGAAAGACTGGGAATACGACCGGAGCAAAGAAGCCTTTCTGCTGAAAGAAATCGACCTCTGGGAAGTCAGCCTGGTGACGTTCCCGTCTAACGACGAGGCGCGGATCAGCGACGTCAAGAACGCACAGGCCCGCGGGGAAATCCCCGAACAGAAAAAAATCGAAAGAGTCCTGCGTGATGTCGGACTCTCCCGTACCCAGGCCAAAGCATTCATGGCCGGGGGCTATAGCGCACTGTCCCTGCGCGACGCTGAGGATGTGGGCTCTGCACTGAATGCACTGAAAAATCTGAACTTCTAATCAGGAGAAATACGATGGCGGTTGATATTAAAGATGTCGAACAGGTCGCGCAGGAGCTGCAGCAGAAGTTTGACGACTTCAAAGCAAAGAACGACAAGCGCGTGGATGCGATTGAGCAGGAAAAAGGCAAGCTTGCCGGGCAGGTGGAAACCCTGAACGGGAAACTCAGCGAGCTGGAAAATCTCAAAAGCGACCTTGAAAAAGAGCTGCTTGAGCTGAAACGTCCGGCTGGTGGAGCGCAAAATAAACTGACCACCGAGCATAAAGAAGCGTTTGTGGGCTTCCTGCGTAAAGGCCGTGAAGATGGTCTGCGCGATCTGGAGCGCAAGGCATTACAGGTGGGCACCGATGAAGACGGCGGCTATGCCGTGCCGGAAGCGCTGGATCGCAACATTCTGACCTTGCTGAAAGATGAAGTGGTGATGCGTCAGGAAGCCACGGTGATCACCATTGGTGGTTCCGACTACAAAAAACTGGTGAATCTGGGCGGCACGGCTTCCGGATGGGTTGGCGAGACTGACGCGCGCTCCCAGACTGCCACCTCAAAACTGGGCCTGATTGAACCTTTCATGGGGGAAATCTACGGTAACCCGCAGGCCACCCAGAAAATGCTGGATGATGCCTTTTTCAACGTGGAAGCATGGATCAACAGCGAGCTGGCAACCGAATTTGCCGAACAGGAAGAAATTGCCTTTACCTCAGGCGATGGCACCAAGAAGCCGAAAGGGTTCCTGGCGTATGAATCCACTGATGAAACCGATAAGGTCCGGGCGTTCGGCAAACTTCAGCATATTGTATCCGGCGAAGCGACTGCGGTGACCGCAGACGCCATTATCAAACTGATTTACACGCTGCGTAAGGCACACCGCACTGGCGCGAAGTTCATGATGAACAACAACAGCCTGTTTGCCATTCGTCTGTTGAAAGACAACGAGGGTAACTATCTGTGGCGTCCGGGGCTGGAACTGGGGCAGCCTTCTTCTCTGCTGGGGTACGGTATTGCTGAAAACGAACAGATGCCGGATATTGCTGCGGATGCGAAAGCCATCGCATTTGGTAACTTCAAACGGGGTTACACCATCGTTGACCGTATCGGCACCCGCATTCTGCGTGACCCGTACACCAATAAACCGTTTGTCGGTTTTTATACCACCAAGCGCACCGGCGGAATGCTGGTCGATTCGCAGGCCATCAAACTGCTGAAGATTGCAGAGAAGTAATCGCTCATGGGCGCGGTTCCGCGCCCCCTGTTCTGAAGGGTGAAGAATCATGATCCTGAAACAAGATCTTAAATGGTCACCGGACGGTATGCGTGTTGAGGTTATTAGGGCCGGTGAGTATGACGACGGGGCGCTTCCTGCCCGGGTGCAGGAGATTGCACTTCAGGCCGGGTTAGCAGAGCGCGGAACCAGTGCAAAAAGCAGTAAAGCGGCAAAAGAGAAAAAGCCACGGCCAGTAAAGAGGGATGAGAATGCTTCTGACACTGGAAGAGATTAAAGCCCAACTCCGGCTGGATGAGGATTTCGATGCCGATGACCGCCATCTGCAACTGCTGGCCTGTGCGGCGCAAAAGCGGACGGAAACGTATCTGAACCGGAAGCTCTATGCACCGGATGAATCCATTCCGGACAGCGATCCGGACGGGCTGCACCTGCCGGATGATATTCGTCTTGGGATGCTGATGCTTATCAGCCACTTTTACGAAAACCGCTCGTCGGTTACGGAAGTGGAGAAACTCGACATGCCGCAGAGTTTTGGCTGGCTTGTCAGCCCGTACAGGTACTTTCCGCAATGAAAATTAGCCAGGCACAGACCAGCGCAACCTACATTCTGCCGGACCCCGGTGAACTGAATAAACGCGTCCTGATCCGCCAGCGGGTGGATATGCCCGCAGATAACTTTGGCGTGGAGCCTCAATACCCGGTTGCGTTCAGTACATGGGCGAAGGTTATCCAGACCAGTGCCACCACCTGGCAGGAAACCGCGCAGACCGGAGACGCCATCACCCATTACATCACCATTCGTTACCGCCGGGGGATCACTGCTGATTATGAGGTGGTCTGCGGTGACAGTGTGTACCGGGTGAAACGTCAGCGCGATCTGAACGGAGCGCGGCGCTTTCTGCTGCTGGAGTGTACGGAGCTGGGCGAATGTAGGCAGAGTCACGGAGGCAGCAATGGCGACTTCCTTTTTGCACGTTGATTTTCAGCAGCCCACGGAGATGCGCTTTAACCGCGCCCGTGTCCGGCGGGCGTTTGTCACGATTGGTCAGCGTCATATGCGTGATGCCCGTCGGCTGGTGATGCGCCGTGCGCGGTCGGCACCGGGTGAAAACCCCGGTTATCAGACCGGACGCCTGGCTCGTTCGATTGGTTACATGGTACCCAGAGCCAGTAAACATCGCCCTGGTTTTATGGCACGTATAGCCCCTAACCAGCGTAATGGAGAGGGAAACCGCCGTATCACTGGTGATTTTTATCCGGCTTTTTTGTTCTATGGAGTGAGGCGAGGGGCAAAGCGTCGTCGCAGCCATCATCGTGGTGCATCCGGTGGCAGCGGCTGGCGACTGGCTCCACGTAATAACTTCATGATGGAAACGCTTGAAAAGAACCGCAGCTGGACACGCTATTTTCTGGCGCGGGAATTGCGTAAATCACTGAAGCCGGAGCGACGACACAGATGAAACTGACGCCTGTTATTGCTGCACTGCGTGCCCGCTGTCCGTATTTTGAAAACCGGGTTGCAGGTGCGGCCCAGTTCAAAAATCTGCCGGAGGTCGGAAAGCTGAAACTCCCGGCGGCATATGTTGTACCGGGTGATGATTCTCCGGGAGAAAACAAAAGCCAGACCGACTACTGGCAGGCGCTGAAAGAGGGTTTCTCCGTGATTGTCATACTGAGTAACGGGCGTGATGAGCGCGGTCAGTTTGCCTCGTATGATGTGGTGGACGATGTCCGGCAGATGCTCTTTAAGGCTCTGCTGGGCTGGAACCCGGAGGCGTGCGGTAACCCGATTACCTATGACGGCGGCACGCTGCTGGATCTGAATCGTCATGAGCTGATTTATCAGTTCGATTTTTCGGTCATCAGCGAGCTGACTGAAGACGATACCCGCCAGCAGGATGATCTGAACAGTCTGGATGAACTGCAAACGCTGGCGATTGATGTTGATTATCTCGATCCCGGTAACGGGCCTGACGGCGATATCGAACATCACACAGAAATAACCATTCCTTCCTGAGGATCCTCATGTTTGTGAAACCTGTTAAAGGGCGGTCAGTGCCTGACCCTGCCCGCAGCGACCTTTTGCCCGCCGAAGGGCGAAATGTTGACGAGAACAACTACTGGCTGCGCCGTGAAGCAGCTGGTGATATCCGGCGCGTGAATAAAAAGGTGAACACCGATGACGATAAGCTTTAACACCATTCCGTCGAATACGCTGGTTCCGCTGTTTTATGCGGAAATGGATAACCAGGCGGCGAATACTGCACAGGACAGCGGAGCATCGCTGCTGATTGGTCATGCCAGTAACGGTGCAGAGATTGTTGCCAACAGTCTGGTGCTGATGCCGTCGGCAGACTATGCACGCCAGATTTGTGGTGCGGGAAGTCAGCTGGCGCGTATGGTCGAGGCTTATCGCCAGACCGACCCGTTTGGTGAGCTGTATGTGATTGCCGTTCCGGAAGCCACAGGCGCGGCGGCAACGGTTACGCTGACGGTGACCGGGGAAGCAACCGAAAGCGGCACGGTGAATGTCTATGTGGGACGTACCCGCGTGCAGGCTCCGGTGACCAACGGCGATAACGTCACGACGATTGCCAGCAGTATCAAAGATGCCATCAATGCCGTTCCGGCCCTGCCGTTTACGGCTTCATCTTCGGCAGGTGTGGTCACACTGACCGCGCGTCATAAGGGGCTTTGCGGGAATGAAATTCCTGTCAGCCTCAATTACTACGGCTTTGGTGGGGGCGAAGTGCTGCCAGCGGGCGTACAGATTGCCGTGGCGACGGGTACCGCCGGAACGGGTGCTCCGGTTCTCACCGGCGCGGTGGCTGCAATGGCGGATGAGCCGTTTGATTATATCGGCCTGCCGTTCAACGACACGGCCTCCGTTAACACGCTGGTGACCGAGATGAACGATACCAGCGGTCGCTGGAGCTATGCGCGTCAGCTGTATGGTCATGTGTATACGGCAAAGATCGGCACGCTGTCAGAACTGGTGACCGCAGGTGACCAGTTTAACCAGCAGCACATTACCCTGGCGGGGTACGAAAAAGAGACCCAGACGCCTGCCGACGAACTGGCGGCAAGCCGTACCGCCCGCGCAGCGGTGTTTATTCGCAACGATCCGGCACGTCCCACGCAGACCGGTGAGCTGGTGGGTATGCTGCCTGCGCCGAAGGGGAAACGGTTCACGATGACCGAACAACAGACCCTGCTGTCTCATGGCGTGGCAACGGCGTATGTCGAAAGCGGGGTACTGCGCATTCAGCGTGATGTCACCACGTACAGGAAAAACGCTTACGGGGTTGCGGATAACAGCTACCTCGACAGTGAGACACTGCATACCAGCGCGTATGTACTGCGCAAACTGAAATCCGTCATTACCAGTAAGTACGGGCGTCACAAGCTTGCCAGTGACGGTACCCGCTTTGGTCCCGGTCAGGCGATTGTCACCCCGGCGGTGATCAAAGGGGAACTGCTGGCAACCTACCGTCAGCTTGAGCGTGCGGGGATCGTGGAAAACTACGAACTGTTTAAGCAGTACCTGGTTGTGGAGCGTGATGCCAGCGATCCGAACCGCCTGAACACGCTGTTCCCGCCTGACTATGTTAACCAGTTGCGTGTCTTTGCCGTGGTTAACCAGTTCCGTCTTCAGTATTCAGAGGAGTCTGCATAATGGCCCGTATCGGGGGAACCTGTTATTTCAAAATTGACGGTCAGCAGCTATCGCTGACCGGCGGCATTGAGGTGCCCATGAACAGGACGGTCAATGATGACATCATCGGCCTGGACGGTTCAGTGGACCGCAAGGAAACTCACCGTGCGCCCTATGTCAAAGGGACCTTCAAGGTGCCGAAGAATTTTCCGGTGAGCAAAATCACCTCGTCTGATGAGATGACCATCACTGCCGAGCTGGCGAACGGTCAGGTCTATGTACTGTCGTCTGCCTGGCTGCACGGCGAAGCGAACCATAATGCCGAAGAAGGCACGGTTGATCTTGAGTTCCACGGTGAAGAAGGGGATTACCAGTAATGAAAGAGCTTGAGTTAAAGAAACCGATTACTGCTCATGGCGAGACACTCTCCGTACTTGAGTTTGATGAGCCCACCGGGAAAGATGTCCGCGAGCTGGGGTATCCCTACCAGATGAATCAGGATGAGTCAGTCAGACTTCTGGCGCATGTGGTATCGAAATACATTGTGCGGCTGGCGAAAGTGCCGCAAAACTCTGTCGACCAGATGTCTCCGGCAGACCTGAATGCAGCGGCGTGGCTTGTGGCCGGTTTTTTCCTCCAGGCCTGACGGCTGAATACCTCACTGATCGCTTCTTTGACTGCGCCAGTTACTGGCGCATTAATCCTTTCGAATTGCTGAATATGCCGATCAGTGAAATTCCCTTGCTGGTCAGTCAGGCAAACAGGATAGAGCAGGAGAAACGCACACATGGCTGAATTTGAGCTTAAGGCGTTGATCACCGGTGTCGACAGACTTTCTCCCGCGCTGTCGAAAATGCAAAAGAAAATCCGGGGATTTAAACGCCAGGCGGAAGAAGCATCACAGGGTGGGCTGGCGCTTGGTGGCGGACTGGCAGCGGGTCTGACGCTTTCCCTGAAATCTTATGCCGATCAGGAAAACGCCGCCACCGGGCTGAAAGTCGCCATGATGGATGCGAACGGCGAGGTCGGAAAGAGCTTTCAGGACATCAATAAACTGGCTATTGGCCTGGGTAACCAGCTACCCGGTACAACGGCTGATTTCCAGAACATGATGCAGATGCTGGTGCGTCAGGGGATCCCGGCAGAAAATATTCTTGGCGGTGTGGGTAAAGCGACAGCTTATCTTGCGGTACAACTGAAAAAAACACCGGAAGCGGCTGCTGAGTTTGCTGCAAAGATGCAGGATGCTACCGGAACGGCGTCAGAAGACATGATGGGGCTGTTCGACACTATCCAGAAGGCGTTTTATCTGGGCGTTGACGATACCAACATGTTGTCCTTCTTCACTAAAACCAGTTCTGTTCTGAAGATGGTGAACAAGGACGGTCTTCAGGCTGCACAGAGCCTTGCCCCCATCAGCGTCATGATGGATCAGATGGGGATGAACGGGGAGTCGGCAGGTAATGCCCTGCGAAAAGTTATCCAGTCCGGATTAAGCGTTAAGAAAATCAGGGACGTTAATAAAGTTATGGCCCGCCAGAAACTCGGGGTACAGCTCGATTTTACTGACGGCAAAGGGAGTTTTGGCGGTCTTGATAACATGTTCAGGCAACTGGCAAAGCTGCGAAAACTGACCGACGTTAAGCGAACCGGTGTACTTAAGGCAATATTTGGTGATGATGCCGAAACCCTTCAGGTGGTCAATGCTCTGATCGATAAAGGAAAGGATGGTTACGATCAGATCCAGCAGAAGATGAATAAACAGGCCAGCCTGAATAAACGTGTTCAGGCCCAGCTTGGTACGCTGTCCAACCTGTGGGAGGCAATGACGGGGACCGCAACTAACGGCCTTGCGGCTATTGGCGGCGCATTTTCTGGTGACGTCAAAAATATCACGCAATGGCTGGGGGAGTTAGGGGAAAAATTCACGAAGTTTGCGGATGAAAATCCCCGGGTTATTCGCGGCGTCGTCGGGCTTGCTGCCGGTCTTGCGATTCTGAAACTGGGATTGATGGGCGTGGGCAGTGCCATCAGTATCGTCAGCAGGATCATGTCGATGACGCCGATTGGCATGATTGCGACGGCGATAGCCCTGGCTGCGGGATTAATTATCACTAACTGGGATGTTGTCGGACCTTATTTTAAGAAGCTCTGGGAAACCATTAGTCCTTATTTTGAGGCTGGCTGGGAACTTCTGAAGAAGGTTTTTGCCTGGTCGCCGCTGGGGATGGTGATCAATAACTGGGGACCGGTTGTTAAGTGGTTTCAGGATATGTGGGATAAGCTGAAGCCGATTATTGAATGGTTTACCGACAGTTCCGGTGACACGGTCGATGCCATTAACTCGGCGCAGTGGGGCGCGGGTGCTTATGATGCTTATGGGACGGGAATACCGCCACGGGGATACACTCCTTATCCGGAGGTGGATCCGGCTCAGGCAAACAACGCCTCCGGTGCCACAGGTCCGAATCCCTTCATGATTAATAAAGCTACCGCGCCAAAAGTTGATGGTGAGATCAAGGTATCATTTATAAATATGCCACCAGGTATGCGGGTTACGGAAACACGCTCCAGTGGCATTGATATAAATCACGATGTTGGCTATACCCGATTTTGGTAGCCAGGATTCCCCTCACAGGTATTGCTGGTTGTAAGTCATAAATAGAGTGATAGAATTAATGCACATTTAGAAAAATGTTAATAGGCGAAAAATGAAAGGCTATATCACAGCAAGTGTAATTCTTGGAGCAGCGGCTATTTTTTCATCTCTCATAATCTCTGGCAACATCTCCTTTAAAGATGAACATATTATTCAGTTATCTGGAGGAGCCATAAAACTTGGTGATGTTTATAAAGAAAATAAATTGATAAGTGCAAAGATTATTTTTCCAGATAATCAGGGTGAACAGATTCTTGTTGTCGACGGCAATCCTGAAAACTTTAAGGAGGATTTTCAGGAGAAATTAAATAAAGTAATAAAAACTTTAAATGCGTCAAAGAAAAAAGATGAAGAGAAAGTTAGCCTGGATAATTTAAGTGTTATTGAAGAGTCTAAACTAGAGCTCGTTTCTGCGGTGCGTTACTCTGCTCAGTATGTTCCTATGTTTACTCTGACGCTGGACAAAAAAGAAATTACCATGCCTAAAAATACGGTAATATTTCCATTTGCCAGCGATGAAACAGCTAAGTATTTAAATGAACAACAGCAAAAGTATAAAGATTCGTTGTTTCTGACTCGCTAATTAATAAAATTCATTACAAGGCCACCTTCTAATAGGTGGCTTTTTAATTTTCGGAGTATATATGACGTGGAAAGACAGGCTTCAGGACGCGTCATTTCGCGGCGTGCCGTTTAAGGTTGAAGAAGAAAGTGCGGGAACCGGTCGCCGTGTGGAAACACATGAATACCCGAACCGCGACAAACCCTATACCGAAGACCTGGGGAAAATCACTTTTCGCCCGTCCATCACGGCTTATGTGGTGGGAGATGACTGCTTTGACCAGCGCGATCGCCTGATTGAAGCGCTGAATAAACCAGGTCCCGGCACGCTTGTCCACCCGACATATGGTGAGCTGAAAGTCTGTGTTGACGGGGAAGTTCGGGTCAGCACATCGAAAAGTGAAGGGCGTATTGTCCGCTTTGACCTGAAGTTTGTCGAAGCAGGAGAACTCTCTTACCCCACATCAGGTGCGGCGACGGCGCAGACGCTGATGTCATCCTGTTCTGCACTGGATGACTGCATCAGTGACAGCTTCAGCGGTTTCAGTATCGATGGTGTGGCGGATTTCGTGCAGAACGACGTTATCGGTAATGCCAGCATAATGCTGGGGTATGTTTCTGATGCGATGAAAGTGGTGGATTCTGCCGTATCGGATGCCGCCAGGCTGTTGCAGGGGGATATCTCGGTACTTCTGCCGCCGCCATCGTCAGGCAAAAATTTCGTTGAACAGGTGCAGAAAATGTGGCGTACCGGGAAACGCCTTTATGGTAACGCCAGCGACCTGGTCACCATGATCAAAACGCTTTCTGGTGTCAGCCTCGGCAGCGATTTGCAACCGCGCGGCGTCTGGAAAACGGACAGTAAAACCACCGCCACAGCGACGCAGCAGCGTAACATGGTTGCCAGCACCCTTCGTACGACTGCAATCAGCGAAGCGGCGTATGCCGTTACCCGATTGCCTGCGCCAACAACTTCTGCGGTGATGCAGAATGCCGCAGTGGGGCAGTCAACAACACCCGCGCAGAGCTCCGGCTGGCCTGCCGTCACGCATCCGGTGCTGAACAATGCACCGGCGGTAAAAAACACGGTTGACCTGCCAACGTGGGAAGAACTGACCGACATTCGCGACACACTGAATACGGCAACTGATAAGGAGTTGTCCCGTACAACCAGTGATGCGCTGTTTCTGGCGCTGCGCCGGGTGAAAGCAGATCTGAATGCGGATATCAACACGCGCCTTGAACAGTCTGCACGGATCATTCAGCGCACGCCGGATGAGGTTTTACCCGCGCTGGTGCTGGCGGCGACCTGGTTTGATAACGCGGCGCGTGACGCGGACATTATCCGGCGTAATGCCATTACGCATCCCGGCTTTGTGCCGGTGATCCCTCTGAAGGTGCCAGTGCAATGA